CCTCTGAACGAATACATTGCCCGCCATCCGCTGATGCACGACAAGCTGCACCGCCCCGCTTTTGCCGCCAAAGTGTTGGAAATGGCGGCAAACAGCAGCAATATGCGTGTTTTTGTCCGTAAAGCGGATGCGCTGATTAAGCATCCTCTGCATTATATTGTTCGTAACGGCGTTTTCCGAACTGAAGAGCAGATGTGGGCGTTTATCAATTCGCCCGAAAACATCGCCGCCGTCAAACAACCCTAAAAGGCCGTACCCCCATGCTTTTGTTCATTGATAACTGTTATTCTCGTCCGTAACGGTTCGATTTAGTTCATATCATTTTAATAAGCCTGTGTTTATTGCCGTTTTCTGTCCGTTTTCGTTCGCGATAGTGCGTGGCAATCCTTGAAAAAAGAGGGTATGATTTTGGGTATCAACTCATTCATACCCTCTTTTTTATGCTTAACGATACCCAAATCCGCAAGGCGAAACCAGCCGAGAAGCCTTATAAATTAACCGATTCCAACGGTTTGTATATCGTCATCAATCCAAACGGTTCGAAACTATGGCGTTATCGCTTCAGGCTTGACGGTAAAGAGTCCGTTTTTGCTATCGGGGCATATCCTGATGTCTCGCTTGCCGAAGCGCGTGAAAAACGCAAGGAGGCGCGGCTACTTGTTCAGCAGGGGATTAACCCAGCCAAAGACCGAGCCGAAAAGAAACGGCAAAACGCGCGCCAAAACAGAAACACGTTTGAAGCCATCGCCGAAGAGTACCTGGCATCCAAGACAATCAGCGATGGAGGCATTAAAGCCATACATCGTATGCTTAAAAAATACGCCTATCCAATCATCGGAGACACGCCGATAACCAAAGTAACGCCACGTCAGATTATGGAGTGTCTAGACGTTTGCAAAGACAAAGGCGTTATCGTGTCGGGTATATACACCCGTCAACACATGAGCGCAGTTTTTCTTTATGCGATCCGAACAATGCGGGCGACAAATGACCCTACGTTGGCTTTTGCCGGGTATCTCAAGCGACCCGAAATAACCCACGCTAAAGCCATGACCGCTGAACAAATCAGGGATTTTAAAACAAGCCTTGCAAACTACAATGGGTCGTTCGTCGTCAAAAAAGCCGCGCAGCTATTACTATACACAGCCGTCCGCACGATTGAGGCAAGGCGGGCTGAATGGGCTGATATTGACTTGCCAGCCGCGATTTGGCGCATCCCCGCAAACAAGATGAAAAAATCGAGAATGCACGTCGTGCCGTTGTCGTCGCAGGTCGTCGAGTTACTCAAAGAATTGCACGCGGTTACGGGTAACGGGCGGCTACTGTTCCCAAACAGCAAACGACCAGACGATATGCTGTCAGCCACAACCATAAATAGGGCGTTGGAGTATATGGGGCTGACAATATCAGGGCATGATTTTAGAGCGACGCTTGCAACCAATCTGTCAGAGATGGGCTACGAGCATGAGTACATCAAGGCACAGCTTGCCCACGCTAAAGACAATCAGACAGATGCGGCATATTTTCACGCCAAATTTATCACGCAACGCCGCCAAATGCTGCAAGATTGGGCGGACTTTGTAGATGGTCTGTAATTAAATTATTCTATAAATCATAAAGTTACAGATTTTTTACAAAACAATCAAAAAACCTCTTGCATTACCGACAAAATGGCGGTAATATACACACATCGGCAGACAACACAGACCGCCGAAAACATGATTAACCACTGACCGCCATCGGGCGGATAGGAGCAAAAAAATGAAAATCATCAGCAAAAAAGAAATATTCCAAACAAAAACTTTCGAGTTTAAAACAGATGATGGCAAATACATCCATGCCGAGAAATCAACGTTTCAAAAAATCTTTGGAAGAAAAGATACATTGTACCGCTACATTTTTGCTTGCCGTGTTTTCGAAGGGAAGCAAGAAGAAGTTCGGGCGGCATACGGTGGGAAAATTCCAAATGAAATTGCAGCTATTCAGACTGATATAAAGATGGCAAACGAAAAATACGGCGTGAGAATTACAGAGGCGGATATTGAAGAATTGGCAAAATCCACCACAGTTTATGAAAAAACGACAGGCGGAATTGCAGAGGATATAGCACTCAATATTATCGTTAGAAAAAGTGGCATTTAACTATGTTGCCGCCTTTGGGCGGCAGAAAGGAAATAAAATGAATATCAAAAAAATCACAGCACGCGATATTATCAATAATACCGAATTTGATTTGAGTGGATGGTTTTACGACAGCCTCAAAGCACACGGCGGCGGCTATTGTAGCCGGATTTATCTTGACCTTAACGATATGACATTATTTGAAAGCGTAGAGGCAAGTAGTAACAGTTGGTTGCAAAGAGATGATGACAGCCTGCAAGAGGTTGACCGAGACGAGGGATGGGGGGCAGACTTAACCGAAGAAGAGCTGGAATGGTTGGAGGAGGATGGGGTGTCTGATTTTGGATTCCAAGAATGGATATACGAGCTTGAGGATAACATTCAAACAAAACTTGATTTTTGGTATAAAAAACTTGACGAAAAAAACGACCAAGAGTAAATTAAGGCCTTCAGTCGCTTCGGCGGCTGTGTGTTAAAACAAAAGTATCAAAACAAAGGCCGCCTGAATTATTCAAGCGGCTTTTGTTTTATTGGAGGCATTATGGCAAAAGGTAGGACGAGCATAACCGAGCGGCTCAAAAAGAGCCAAAAACGAGAGTCGCGCCGAGAAATGGCGCATGAGTGGGCTAGCAAATGGGAGCAGGATTATTTATCTTTGCTCTCTCAAATCAAACGGGCGATCGGAACAAATGATGAGGACGAGTTGGCTTTTTTATTTGCCGACTTACGGGCTTTGCAACAGCCTAAGTTTGACGCCCTACATAGAGTTATTGACGAACTGATAGACCCAACGAGGGAGCTTGTAGATGATTGACACCCCCGAACTAGGCTACACGCCTGCGAACCTCAAGGCATTACGCCAAAAATACAACCTGACGCAACAGGCTACCGCCGATCTGTTAGAGGTAAATATATCAGCACTCCAGCGGTGGGAGACTGACGTAGGGCAAAAGAGTCATCGTGATATGCCGCATTCAAAATGGCTGACACTACTTGATAATATCATCCAACTGTCAAAATAAAGTTGACAGTTGAAACAAGAATAGGCCGTCTGGTTTTCAGACGGCCTTTTTTTTATTTAAATGTATCAGTCAACGCCTTATGCCGCGCCTTGCAATCGTTGTACAAGCCGATGACTTGCAACGACCACGGCAGCACATCCGCGCCTGTACCGCCCTCAAGTTTCGGCAGGCTCGGGCATGGTTGTACTAAATCGGCCGGCAGTTTAATCGCCGTCGGAAATGGCGGCGTTGATGACTGACAACCCATCAGAATCGACGCAGACGTTGCGATAGACAACGCGTTCAACAAGTTTCGGAACTTGAACATAGCGAATCCTTTCTCTCTCTTCCCGCACCGCCTTGCCGGTCTGATACACAGCAGACGATTTGCGGTCTTCTTCAGCTTTCTCAATCGCGGCATCTTTCAGACGACCTGAAATTTCAGCAGCCATTTC